CCTGCCGCCCAGATGACGGGGTCAATCGTCAGGCTATCCTCGGCAAATCGGACGGGCACGTCGAAGCGGAACCCCGCAGTCAGAATCGACCCGGCAGGAGGCGGCTGGTCAAAGGCGATGATGCCCGGTTCGATCAGGCTCCAGCCGGTCACTTGGGGCACGCCATCCAAGGCAACCATCACGCTGCCCGCTTCGGGCCGGGTGATGCGGCGGCGCTCCGCCTCGTCTCCTGCTCCATAGACTTTGACCAGGGCAAACTGCGTCGCCACGCCGTCGCCTACACCCAAGCGCTGGTCGGTTGCGGTTGGTGTTCCCACCATGCCGTTTGAGCTGTGATCGAGCGGATCACGAAAGCGGAACCCCTTGGCAGCACCCCGCCGCGCCCGGAAAAAGGCAATCAGCATTTGCAAATCCGCCTCTGACCGGACGCCCGGCCCGGCATCAAAGCGCATCCGGCCACTCGCCCAATCCATGTTGCGCTGTTCATGGCCGGACGCTGTCGTGACGATCTGCGTTGAAAAACCGGGGGAAACGCTCGCCTCCCGCCCGAGGGCGAGAGGGAACGACACATCGTCAAAAGCCTGCACATCATCCTCCGCTAGATCGATATGAGTGTATCCGTCGCGCAGCACCTGCGGCAGCGCCCACACATAAGTGGCCGCAACCCCACGCTGACGCGCGGCATCGGTCGCGGCGTCAATCGGTCGCCATTGGGCGCGATCAGCCTCAAGCAACAAAAAGCCGGAGAGATAATGCTGTTTGCTCACCGGATATCCCAGCCGCGCCTCGACCGCCGCAACGCCGCGCATCGTTGCGCCGACATTGCCCGTCGTCACCCAGTCATAATCTTCCAACTGCAACACATCGAACGCAGGCCACGCCCAGCCCATCGGCACATTGGCGCGCTTCGCATCCGGTGCTGCGGCGTCCAAAACCGTTGGCAGATAGACCAGGATCAGCGCTTCGCACGCCGGATTGTCCAGCCGCACTGCATTGACCAGTGCCGCCGTCGATCCCGACAATATGGCCCCGGCGGCATCAAGCAACGCCTTTTGCGCAGCCGTCAGCATCGTGGACCGAATCGTCGGAATCTCGACCGGACTGCCGCCGAATGCCGCTTTGGCCGCGTCGTCATAAAGGCATATCCGTCTGTCCGGCATCATCCACCACCAGGGCTCCCCCACCTGAAAGCGCGGAGCATGACCGGCCGCCGTGGCCAGCACCATGAACGCCCGCGCCACCGCCTGCAGATAGGCCATGGCGCCGCTGTGAGCTGGCGAAAGCAGCACAGATGGCGGGGACCATCCGGTTAGCGCGGGATCGCCATTCCACGCGCGCTGTTTCCAATCGTTCCAGCAGTGTGCGTCAAACAATTCGTAACTCAGTGAGACGATCAGACCATAGCCAAGCGCCTTGGCCCGTGTCGCAAAATCCGTGTGCCACGCCGAACAGGCAGAGTTGAGCGCGCCACCGGTCAGGCTCACATAATGGTCGCCGCCTGAGGGTTCGAGCCGGAAATAATGGCTCATCCCGACATAATGGTTGATCGCCCCGCGATAGCCGAGATGCAGCGCATTCCGCAGCAGTCGCGCGGGTGTAAGATGATAGCTGTCATCATAGCCCGTCGCGATGGACAGCCCGTGCTCCGGGACAATCGTGTCGCCAATGTCCAGCACGGAGCCAGAGCCATCGCATAGCATGTCGGTCAGCGTCACCCAGCCCGTGGCGGGCGTTGCAAGGTTCGCGTCCAGATTGGTGAAGCCCGTTGGAACGAGCGAGATAAACATCCGGTCAACATCACCCGCCCACACCGGGTCCGCGTCAGCAGGCAGCGCAAAGCCGCCTTGCATCGAGTCAAAATCCAGCGTCACAACCGCGTCGGTTGGTGTGCCGTCTGCATAGTTCCACAGCCGGACGAACCAGCTTTTTGCGACGCCATAAGCGTCACGCCCCTCAATCGTCAGCGTCGGACCGTTGATCGCGTCCAGCGGAAGCACGCCCGACGATTGCCAGCGGAAGCGAAGTTGCGTGTGCCGGAAATCGCGGTTTGTCTGATAGGCCAGAAGCGGATGATCATACCTGTCCTCAGCCTCCCAGATGAGGCCGCACAGATCATTCGCCTTGTAGAATGCCAGATCGACCCGCAGCGCATCGGGCGCGGTTGTGGTGACGGCGGCCATCATCGGGCGCGGAAAGTTGACGGTCCAGAAGCGCGGATCAAATCGCTTTATATGCGACGTCACCAACGCGTCACCGCGCTGTGCAAGCCAATAAGGCATGAGATTTTCCCCAAGAATGCGCACCGTATCTCCGTCATTCCCGCGAAGGCGGGAATCCAAGATCACAGTGGATGAGAGCGGCGATCAATCGATCCGCATGGTGTTCACGGATTCCCGCCTGCGCGGGAATGACGACAGAGGGTTGACGCGACTAACCTTGATTCAAAAGCGCGCCGCGCACTGCACGCGCGACTTGTCGTGAGGAGCGCGCGAGCATGTCGGGTGCGCTGCCTGCGGGCGCGTTGACGTTAATCGAGACACGGACATCGCGTGGCCCTCTGCCGCCCATGGTTGCGACCGATCCGCTCGACGTTGGCACGAACAACTCCGGCCCGCGTTCGCCCACGACATAGGCCCGCCCCGGCGAAACGGGTCCGCCCGTCGCCCGGCCCGGTGCGCCCAGAAAGGCCGACAGCAGAGAGACGCCGGCATTGATCCAGGCATTGCCACTGCTTTGCCCGCCGCCACCGCCAAGGCTGTTCAGACCCGTATTGATCGCGGCGGCCGCAATTTCGGACAGGACCGACAACGCCACACGCTTGAGATCATCAAAGCCGAATTTGCCAGTGCGGATCGCGCGGGCAAGGCTGGCTTCGATCATCTGACCGGCGCGGTCCACGCCAGCGCCCAGCGGACCTTCCAACTGCCCCCGCATTTCTGCCACATCGCGCGCGAATCCTTGCGTATCGGCGCGGACGGAAACGACCAGTTTTTCGATTTCCTCATCCATCGGGAAATTGCTCCTTCAATCGGGCGATAAGCGGACCATCGCCTGTAGCCTGCGTCTGTGGCGTCAACGCGGACAATATAGTGGCCAGTTCAGCCGGAGTTGCGCGCCAGAACTCATCCGGTCGCCAACCCAGCACCGCGCCTGCCAGTCCGGCAAGCCGGGTGGCGGCATCCGTGAAGCTATCGTCCACCCAGAATCTGCCCAAGCAGCGACTTGAGCGGAGGTGTCGCCGCCGCGAGACCAGCAGCAATGACAGCATCCCCAAGATCCGTCCGCAGCACACCGTCGCGCCGGTCGAGGCAGTGCCAGAACAGGGCCACCATTTCAGAGAGTTTGAGCTGCCCGGCGGCGGCACGTTCAACCAGCGCAAAGAGCGGACCCAATTCCTCCTCCGCCGCCACCAATGCCGCAAAGGTCGGTCGCAAGCGATGGCCGCAAATAAACGCCTCACCCCGCGCAGGGTTGGCAGCAACGCTCACAGCGACACCACAGGGCCAGAGCTTTCAAGCGCGAGCGTGTAGCTGCGCTCGCCATTGAAATCGCCCGCATAGTCAAGCCGGGCGACCAGGAATTTGCCGCGTAACCGCTCACCCGATTCAAAGCTCAACTCATAATCATCAAGCACGCCGGCAAGCGCGTTGGTCTTGATCCGCGTTTCTGCGGCCGATCCGGTAAAGACCCCGGCTCCGGACGCAGACACAGATCGAACCCCAGCGCCAGTCAATAATTCGCGCCATCCACCCGACCCTTTGTTGGTGATGACCACGCCTTCGCCATTGATGCTGAGTTGCGTCGTCCGCAACCCGGCGACCGTGGTGTAAACGGGCACAGCCTGCCCATCGCCGACCTTTAACAGGAAGGCGCTTCCTTTTTCTGCTGGCATTTCCAGTTTCTCCTTTTTCCCTGTCCCCGTGTGGGAAAGGGCAACAAAATCTCATTCCACCGCCATCACGCGCACGCGGTGTTCGATCAGCCCTGCCCAAGGCCCGGCGGCATCGCGCACGACCATGGAACGCAGGAAGACAAGGCTGACGATGTGCCATCCGTCGAGTGCGCGGGGCAAAGTGGCGATGATCGCTTCAACCTCATGCATCAGGCTGTGGAGCCGCGCAGGCTCCTCACCATCATCCCACACGGTCAGCGCAAGGCGAATTTCGCGACCCTTCTCGGTCTTGGTGCTCCAGTCTGACTGAGAACCATCAGACACGCTGATATAGGGAAAGGCGGCGCGCGGCGGCGGTCCGTCATACACGCCCGATATGGCGGCCATAATCGGCACGGAGGATTGCAGCGCGTCGATCACTGCCTCTTGCACGGCAAGGCTTGCGATGGTCATTGTCCGAAATTCCTCAAACGTGGATCATCCAGCCGACGGCGGCGCAAAGCCTTACCGGTCAGGATGATCCTGTGTTGCTGTGCGTCGATGCGCACGTCGCGCGGCAGGCGGGCGTCTGCGATCAAGCGCGCAATCACGCGCGCGACGACCGCCTCCCCGATTTCATCTGCCTTGGCCTTCAGTCCCGCCAGCATCACCGCACCTCCTGACACAGAAGCGACAGTCGCGATGGATCACGCGGATCACTCTCGACCCCGCGCACTGCCAGAAAGCGCCCGCGCCAGACCAACCGCGTGGCAAGGTCGATCCCGTCGCGCTTGCGCATCACCACCCGCCAACGCGGCAAGGCGGACAGCGCCTCCGCCTCGACCAGCCCCGCCGGGACAAGTGGCGTCACAGCAACCCAGGCCGCGCCGTCGTAAACATATTTGCCGGTCG